TTCCGGTGCAAGCCTTTTTGAGTGTGGCCGTAACCGGATTGAATGCGGTCTCTGTCGTTCTGCAGCAGACCGGCTTAACCGCGCTTCAAGTCACAGAGAAAATCAGCACTGCGCTCGCGTCCACCATTGCGCTGACTCCGGCCATCCAGGATCTGCTGAAAGGCGCTCCCGCCGAAATCGCTTCCGCCGTGACCCAAATCATTTCCATCGTCGCCCAGATTGTGGCCAACTACGGGGCGCATGCCGTGAACGCCAGCGTGCGAAGCGTGGCGCAAACGACCTACTGGGAGGCCAGCAAGAAAGACGACAAGCGCCTGGTCTCGATCCATCTGCGGTGCGAGACGCTTTTGCAGAAGCTTCCGGCACACTAAAGGAAAATGCTGATCCCTGACCCGATCATCATCATTCTCGATTCGGACTGAACTACGGTTTATTGGGAAACTCGCGAGTTCGCCGCATGCAGTCAGAAGCGGTTTTCCTGTGTGTCCATAATAGAGGATTATTGTATGCTGGAACGCTTAACGGTTGACGAGGCCGCACTCACCATCGCCAGTTCGGGCTCGGAGCTCGGACCGGTTTGCGACAAAGCACGCGAATATGCCGCGGCTTCGAAAGCGCCGAACACCGTGCTAGCGTATCGCAGCGACTGGCAGCATTTCAATACCTGGTGCCTCCTGCAGGGTCTCGAAACCATGCCGGCGGCGCCGCACACGATCGCGCTGTTCATCGCCGACTTGGGTGGCGTCAACAAACCGGCCACCATCATCCGGCGACTCGCGGCCATTTCCAAGGTGCACCAGGCGGCCGGCCACGAATCACCTTGCGCCATGCGCCACGCGGAAGTGCGCGAAGTCCTGGCCGGCATCAAGCGCACACACGGCACAGCCCAGGCGGGCAAAGCCGCGCTATTGACCGATCACCTGCGCCAGATGCTCGACGTCATCCGGCCGGATAGCCTTATCGGCAAACGAGATACGGCCATGCTGCTGCTCGGGTTTGCCGGCGCGTTTCGCCGCTCGGAGCTATGCGCATTGACCATCAACGATATCGTCTTCAAGGACGATGGACTGAAGGTGACCCTGCGTCATAGCAAGACGGACCAGGAAGGACAGGGCCGAGCAGTGGGGATTCCGTATGGCAGCAACCCGCAACTGTGCCCGGTGCGCTCGCTGCGTCGGTGGCTGGAGGCGGCGGCCATCGTCGAAGGGCCACTATTCCGCGGGGTGAACCGGCATGGCCACGTGGCCGACCATGCGGTCACACATCAGGTGGTGCGCAGGATTGTGCAGAGATACTGCAAGACGGCGGGCTTGGATGTGACGCAATTCTCCGCGCATTCCCTGCGCAGCGGCTTCGTCACCCAGGCGACCATAGGCGGCGCCTCGGAACGCTCGATCATGAACCAGACCGGCCACAAGAACTCGGCCATGATTCGGCGGTACACGCGGGATCTGGATCTCTGGCGGGATAACGCGGCCACCCGCCTCGGCCTGTAGGGCTGCCCATCCCACCCCACCATCACGGGTCCTTCCCGGGCGCCCCTCCCGCGCGCGGGTCATGCGGAGGCACCTTTTGACTAGTTTTGGCCGTTTTTGGACGGTTGACGGATGGTTGACGGTTGACACCAGGCGGGTTGACGGGCGGGCTCAGCGCTTACGCTAAGTACCGGACGACAAACGGCAAGCCGACCACGAAGCAAGCCGTGGCGAAAGCACTGAAGTCCGGCCGCATCCGCGCCGTCGCCGGCATCATCGACTTCGCCAAAGCCGACAAGGACTGGGAGCGCCGCACCGACCCGAGCCGCCGCGGCGTACCCTCGGCCGGCATTAAACTGGTTCCTCCCGCTGAACCGCCGGAGGAGATTCCCGACGATGGGCCGCCCGTGGCCAATATCGGCGACTTTCAGAAGTCGCGGGCCTCGAGGGAATACTGGGAAGCCGAAATGGCGCGGCTGAAGGTCGAGCGCCAGCAAGGCGACCTGGTCGACCGCATCAAAGTGGAGGCCGCCTGGTGCGAGCTCGTCTCCACCGTGCGCAACCAGATGCTGCTCATCCCGGACAAAGTGGCGCCGAAGGCGGCCGTCCTGACCGACGTGCTCGAATGCCGGGCGCTGATCGACCGTGCGGTGCGGGAAGCGCTGGGCGCCTTGTCAGAGCATTCGCCTGACATCGCGTGAGCGTCATTGCGGAGATCTCGCGAGCCGCTTACCGGCAGTTCGCGCCGCCTCCGGAGATCACCGTCTCGCAGTGGGCGGACGAGCACCGCTATCTGTCGGCCGAAAGCGCGGCGGAGCACGGCAGATGGACCACGCTGTCGTTCCAGCGTGAGCCGATGGATGCTGTATCGGATCCGCGGGTGCGCCGGGTGGTGATCAAGAGCTGCACGCAGCTCCTGAAGACGGTCACCATCGAGAACGCGATCGGATATTTCATCGATCAGGACCCGGGCCCGATGCTGATCATCCAGCCGCGGGACAAAGACGCCAAGGATTTCTCGAAAGAGAGGCTGGCGCCGATGATTCGGGACACGCCGCGGCTGAAACGCAAGGTCGCCGACTCAAAAGCTCGAGATTCCGGCAACACCATCGAGGAAAAGCGCTTCCCGGGCGGAATTCTGGCGGTGACTTCGGCCGGATCGCCCGGAAATCTGGCGCGGCGCGCGATCCGCTTCCTGTTTTGCGACGAAGTGGACAAATACGCGCTCTCCGCCGGCGCCGAGGGCAATCCGGTCTCGCTGGCGCGCAAGCGCATGGCGACTTTCCGGCATCGCGCCAAGGAAATCGATACCTGCTCGCCCACGGCCGAGGGCAGCGAGATCGACCGGGGCTACGAAGTCTCGGACCAGCGTCAATTCTGGGTTCCGTGTCCCCAGTGCGGACAGCATCAGTCGATGATGCTGAAGTTTCGCACGCAGGTGCGCTGGGATTCGTCGCTTCCGACCCGCGAAGCGCAAGCCGCCTCCGCCCGTTATCACTGCGAACATTGCGGCGCCGCTTGGAACGATGCGGAGCGGTGGACCGCGGTGGAGCGCGGCGAGTGGCGCGCGGCAAAGCCCTTCACGGGGATCGCCGGCTTCTGGATCTCGGAGCTGTATTCGCCCTGGAAGCAGTTGTGGGACATCGTCCTCGACTACCTGACCAAGAAAGACAACACCGAGGACCTGAAGACGTTCATCAACACGTCCCTTGCCGAGAACTGGGCCGAGCCGGGCGAAGCGCTCGAGTGGGAACGCCTCCTGCAACAGCGCGAGACGTACCCGGTTGGAAAGGTCCCAGAGGGAGGCCTGTTTCTGACGGCCGGCGTCGATGTGCAGCGCGAGAACGGCGGCCGCCTGGAAGTCGAGGTCGTGGCCTGGGGCCGCAATCGCGAGTCATGGTCGATCGACTACCGCATTTTTCCAGGCGATCCGACCAGATCGGAAGTGTGGCAGAAGCTTGAAGCATTCCGCGCCCAGACCTTTCCGACTACCGCGGATTCCCAAAGGGGTCTCTCGATCGAGCGGATGTTCATTGACAGCGGCGACGGCACAATCACCCCGGCGGTATACGAATTCGTTCGCACCGAACCCCGTCCCCAGGTCTGGGCGATCAAGGGCTACAGCAAAGGGGACCCGGTTGGTTCTCCGCACGCGGTAGAGGCCACGGTGGCCGGCAAGAAGCTGAAGTACGGCGTCCTGTTTAAGACCGTGAATCCGGACTTCTTCAAGGGGCAGCTATTCGCGGACCTGCGCAAGCGCAAGCCGACCGCTGAGGAACTGGAGCAGGGCGTCGGGTACCCCGCCGGCTTTTGTCACATGCCGGAAGATCCGACGTATGGCGACGAGCACTTCAAACAAATCTGCTCGGAGCACTTAGTCACTCGCAGAGACAAGCGCGGGCGGGCCCAGCAGGAGTATCAGCAGACCCGGCCGCGGAATGAAGCGCTCGACTGCCGCATCTATGCGATGGGTGCGGCCTTCGATTTCGGCTCGCACCGTTTTCAGGAGAAACACTGGGCAGCATTGGAAAGCCGGATTGCAGCCAGCAAGCCAGTGACTTCTACCGAGTCAGTTCAGCCGGCTCAGGGACAACAGCAACGCATGCAGATCAGGCTACGTTAACCATGCCGTATACCACCTGGCAACTCGACACGATCGTCGCTCAGCTAGAGGCTGCCCTCGCTGCCGGCGCCACGGCGGCGGAAGTGTCCTTCGAAGGCCGCATGTATCGAGCCCAGACCGCGGATGAGATCCGCAACCGCATCACCTATTTCCAGGCGCTATACCCCACCGCCTCAGACGCGCCTCCTAATCCCGTTCCGAAAACCAGGACGTTCTATCTCTTCGGCGGTAAAGGCATCGGCTGGTAATGCCCGGCTACTTCAAAACTCTCGCGGCAGCCCTCACCGGCCGCCTGACCGCCGGTAGCAGCTACATCTATCCTGCCGGCACGTCGGGCTACAACAGCGCCGCCATGGGCCGCCGCACGGTCACCATCGGCAGCTCCACGCGCGGTGTCAGTTCACTCGCGCTCTCGGACGGCCCGCTGCTCACCGCTCGCGCACGCAAGGCGACCATGGACAATCCCCTGGCCGCCAACGGGGTCACCTCGTTCATCGCCGAAGTGGTCGGCACTGGTCTCCGTCCGCATTCGAGGCACTCCGACGCTGTCATCCGGCGCGCACTCGAAGCGGAGTTCGCTCTGTGGGTCCCGCAGGCCTCCGCCACCCGTCGCATCGGTCCGGACGGAACTCCCGACAGCCTGCAGGATTTCTACCTGCTGCAATCGCTGGTTTGCCGCAACGTGGTCGAGGCCGGCGAGGCCTTCGCCCGCTTCCGCCCGCGCATCGCATCGGATCTGTCGCCTACCGGACTGCGCGTGCCCCTGCAGATCGAGCTGATCGAGCCGGAACAGTTGCCCTTCTGGAAGATGTCCGGGCAAATGTCATCGCCCACCAACCTGGTCCGCGCCGGCATCGAGTTCGATCAGGTTCATCAGCGCGTGGCGTATCACTTCTACCGCGACCATCCGGGCGACTCCACCATCTGGCCGAATGCTTTCGAGGTGGTGCGCGTCCCCTCGCCGAGCGTGCTGCACATCATGGAATTCATCCGCGGCAACCAGATCCGCGGCATCACTTCACTTGCACCCATCCTGATCCAGCTCGCGGACCTGGATGATTACGACGATGCCGAGCGATTGCGTCAGAAGCTCGGCGCCTACATGTTCGGCTGGAAAAAGTCTCTCACTCCGGACGATCCGCAGCTCAATCAGTTGACCACGGTCGCGAACGACCAGGCCCCCGCGGGCGTGGCCTATGTGGAAGCGCAGCCGGGCACCATGACCATGCTGGATACCAACGCCGGCGAAGAGTTCGGCTTCTACAATCACCCTGGGGTCCAGAACACCTACGAGGTGTTCATGCGGGTCCAGAGAGAGACGATCGCCACGGCGCTGCGCGTCTCCTACGACATGTTGACCGGCGACATGAACCAGGTCAACTATTCGAGCGCGCGCATCCGCCTGATCGGTCTGAGGCGCATCTGGAAACAATACCAGCACGCCGTCCTCAAGCATCAGTTCTGCCGGCCGGTATGGCGCGCCTGGCTGGACGCGGCAGCCCTGGCAGGCGTCATCGATGCCAAGGATTATCGCAAGCGGCCGCAAGAGTATCTGAATGTCGAATGGCTGGCTCAGCCGTGGGAATATGTCGACCCGGTCAAAGACATTACCTCGGTCCGCATGGAAATCGAATCCTGCCTGGACTCCCGCGAAGCAAAGATCGCCGAGAGAGGCGGCGTACCCGAGGAGGTCGACGAGGCCATCAAGCGGGATCACGACCGCGAGAAGCTGCTGGGCATTGTTCCCGTGTATGGGAATTCGAGGGTAACCGAGACGGTTCCGCCCGGACAGAACGAGGACCTGGCTGGAACTGAACCGGCCCCGCCCGACTCCGGGGCTCCGCAGGCGCCACCTTCCAGGAAGGGCAAATGAGCGGGCGAGCCGGAGAGGGGGCGAGCGGGCGAAAAAGCAACAGTGTCGCGCGGCAGAATCGCCCGCTCGCCCCATCGCCCCCTCGCCCGCTCAGCCCCAAGGACCCCAAATGATCGCACTACCCAGACTCGCCGGCCGCATCTTCGGCGTTCCTCTCGCCATCGAGCGCGGCAAGCTCGATGTGATTGTGGCCGCGGTCGCGCCGCGCCTGCTCGGAGGAAGTCTCGCCATGTGGGACGGCGACGACGATCCCCCGCCAAAGGCTAAGACTTCCAACATCACCCAGGACGGAATAGCCGTCATTGACATTCAAGGCACCCTGGTGAGTAAGTCGACCGGCATGGACGCGGCCAGCGGCTTGACCACTTACGCGCAGATCGCCACCGATTTCCTCTCCGCTGTAGCCAATCCGTCCGTGCGCGGCATTCTGCTGAACATCGACTCGCCCGGCGGCGAGGTCCAGGGCATGTTCGACCTGGCGGACGCCATGCTCGCAGCCCGTGGCAGCAAACCAATCTGCGCATTCGCCGGCTCGGCATTTTCAGCCGCGTACCTTCTTGCAAGCACCGCCGACTGGATCGTCGTGCCGCGCGATGCCGGCGTGGGCAGTGTCGGCGTCATGATGCTGCACCTGGATGAATCCGGCGCCGACCAGAAAGCCGGCCTCAAATACACAGCCATCTTCGCCGGCGATCGCAAGAACGACGGCAGCCCGCATGAACCGCTGACTGACTCAGCCCGCGCGCGCATGCAGGAAAGGGTCGATACGGTCTACGGCCTTTTCGTCGCTTCCGTGTCACGCGGCCGCGGCATGACCGCGGAAGCCATAAAGAAGACCCAGGCACTCACTTACACGGGACAAGCCGGCGTGGACGTTGGCTTCGCCGATTCGGTCGGCACTCAGTCCAACGCTCTCGCGTCAGTTAAACACGCCGTACGTACCAACAAGAAAACCATTTCCGCGGCAGCAGCCGCACAACTAGGAGAACGAATGATGGCAGCTATCGCAAAACACCACACCGCAACCTCGGACGCCCCTTGGGATCCCGCCGAGAATGTGAAACGGCTTCCGAGCGAGCAAAAGCCGCTAGAAGGAGCGCACGCCTGGGTCGATCCGGCCGGCAACGCGGACAGCAAGGCGAGTTACAAGTTCCCACACCACAATGTCAGTGACGACGGCAAAGTAGGCGCCGCCAATCTGGCAGGTGCCACTGCCGGCATAGAGGCACTGAACGGAGCCGAGGGAAAGGCCATGCCCGCCGCGGATCGGCAGGGCGTGCATGACCACCTGGCCGCGCATTTGAAAGACGCTGGCAAGGAAGTACCCGAGCTGATGGACCTGGATGGTTCAGCAGCAGCAGCCGCGCCGCCGCTCCATGCCGGCACAGCGATCGATCTGAATGCCATCCGCGCCGCCGCTCGCGACGAAGTCCGCGCCGATATCGATCTGATCGTCGATATGTGCGCCATCGCCGGCAAGCCCGCCCTGGCCGCGAAATTCATTGTCGAGAAGACCACCGCCGCCGACGTGAGCAAGCAACTGCTCGCCGCCAAGGTCGCGGAAAACGGTCCGGAGTTGGACAGTTCAGTAATGCCGGGCGCCGATGCACACAAGCCTGGCAAAGGTGCAGCACCCAAGGGCAAGGCAAAACCCTGGAAAGAAATCATCGCCGGCGTCTGCGGGCGAAAGGAGAAACAAAACTAACATGCTTATCTACGAAGATCCCCGCATCGGCGACGTACTCCTGTACCAGTCCGGTGAGGTGGTCAATTACGTCATCGACACCGTGACCGTCGAGTCCGGAACGCTGGCGTGCACCATCGGCCAGGTCATGGGCAAAGTCACTGCGACCGGTAAATTCACTCAGGTGGCCACCGCCGCCGTGGACGGCTCCGCGGTTGCCGCGGGCGTGCTGCTGGAAATGATTCCCGCCACTCTGACCGCCGATGCCCAGTTCAACGTGCTGACCCGCGGACCCGCGGTGGTCAAGAGCACGGGGCTGGTGTTTACGACCGGCATGACCGGCACTCAGATCACCGCTGCCGAGGCGCAGCTTCTCGCACTCGGAATCAAAACCGAGCTCGCATTCGGCGTGTAAAGGACGCCCCACTCTCAGCAAAAGGAAAACTCACATGGGTATAGACATTCTCAATGTATTCACTCAGGACGCTTTCGGCGTCGTCGCCCTGAGCGAAGCTGTTAACGACATCACGCCGCAATACGGGCGCCTCGGCGCCATGGGCCTGTTCAAGGACGAGGGCGTGAATCAGCGCACCGTCGCCGTGGACTTCGACCCCATCACCAACCAACTGCTCCCGCAATCCCGCTGGGGCGGACCCGGCGTGGCCAACAAGACGCAGGTTGCGCGCACGCACAGCTATGCACTGCCGCACTTCCCCATCAACGATCAGATCCTCGCCGGGGATCTGCAGGGCCGCCGCCGGCCGGGTTCCGACGAAGTCCAGGACGCGCAATGGCTCCTGGGCAAGAAGATGAAGGAAATGCGCCTGAAGCTCGAGCAGACCATCGAGTGGATGAAATTGGGCGTGCTCAAATCCGGCAACATCACCGACGGTTTGGGCAACGTGATCCTGAATATCTACACCGACTTCGGGATCACGCAGGCCGTCACTTCGCTGGCCCTCGCTACGTCCACCACCGACGTCATGGGCGCGATCGCGAAACAGAAGCGCACGGTGCTGCTCAACCTGCGCGGCGAGCTGATGAGTCAGTTCATCGGCCTGTGCTCGGATACCTTCTACGATGCGCTGGTCTCGCATCCCAACGTCAAAGTGGCGTTCACCTATTACCAGAACAACGGCCAGAACCTGGCCGGCGACTATTCGGGCGCCAACGAGCAGCCCAACGCCGCGGGTATGACCAATCAGGGCGTGCGCGGGTTCACCTTCGGCGGCGTCACCTGGGTCAACTACACCGGCGCGGTCACCGATTCGACCGGCGCCAGTCAGCCGCTGATCGATGCCGGCTCCTCGTATCTCTTTCCGCTCGGGACCTCCATCTTCAAGACCTTTTACGCTCCCGCGGACTACATGGAGACGGTCAACACCGAGGGCCTGCCCTTCTACGCCAAGCAGCGGCCGCTCGACTACGACAAGGGCATCGAGATGGAATGCCAGACCAACCCTCTGCCCATCTGCCTGAAGCCGCTGGTCATTCAGAAGTTGACCCTCTGAGCCTCCCGTGGGCAACTTCGCCACTCTGCTGGCAACGCTGAATAGCGGCGCCATAGGTGTGTTCGGGACCGCGGCGACTTACCAGCCGCCCGCGGGGCCCGCCATACAAATCCAGGGGATCATCCTCGCTTCCGGGATGCCGGAATCCACGGCGCCGGGATATTACTGTGACTTCTTCGTTTCCGTGGGGCCGGCAACGGGAAATTTGCCGGTCGCGCCGGTCCGCTATTCGACGGTGATCTTGAATGGCGTGGCTTATTACGTCAACGACGTCGTCGCGGACAAAGTGGGGAACGGTTACCGCCTCATCCTCAACAAGAATTTTCCATGACAAATAAACAGGGCGAAAAACCTCAACAGCTTGCAGAATTAAAATCCGTCGCTGAATGCGAAGAGGCCATGCACCGCCTGCTGGAGTTCTCCACCAGGCGCGAAGAGCTGGAAGCCGAGCGAGACCGGCTGATGGGCGATACCAACCGGATGTATGCGCCGGGCATCGCCCTGCTTGCCGGCCAGGCGCAGAGTCTCGAATTGCAGTTGCAGCAATACTATCTGGCTCACGCCGCGGAGATCGAGAAGGGCGGTGCGAAAATCCTAAAGCTCGCGGCCGGTGTCATTGGCATGCGTTTGACGCCGCCGTCGCTGAAGCTGCTCAACAAGAAGTGGACCTGGGAGTCCGTGCGCGCCGCGCTGCATCAAGTCTTCGGCGAAAAGTACGACAGCATCAAGCCTCCAGAGCTGGACAAACGGGGTGTTAAGAAGGAACTCCCACTCGATCAGCTCAAAGAATACGGGCTCAAGCTCGACCAGGAAGAGATCTTCTACGCGGAGCCGCTGCGCCCGGCCCGCTCATCGCAAGCGGCTTAAATGATCAGTGTCGAAGTATCGAGAGCCGCGCGCCTGGCCGTCGCAGCCGATCTCACCGCCTTCTTTCAGGCCAACCTGACTCAGGCGTCCACCGATTTCGGGGTACCCGGCTTCACTATCAACTTCGCCGGCGAGTCCGACCAAGGCATCGCCTTCGTGCAGGCCAAGCTGACCCGCGAAGATCTCTTCAAACTACTCAAGCCGCAGACCACCTGCATGGCCCTCTGGTCGGACGAGCTCGAAGACCAGAATTGGCAGCACCCCAATATCTTTTCGGGTTCGGTGACGGTCGCCGGCGAAGTTCATCGCTGGGTCTTGGTCGATCAGCTCGCCGACCTGGCCAACGGCGAAGACTATTTGGACGCCATCAAAACGGCGCTCATCGAGACTTTCAACGGGCCCGCTTCCGAGATCAACGGCGGAGGCGTTTGGTACAACCACGCCCTTCGCATCGAGAACACGGAGTGGACCTGGTTTAAGGATGGCGTCGTCGCCACCGTGCATTTCCAACTTTTATTTGAGGTCACCACATGACATATCGTTTTCTGGGCACGCAGACATTGATTCTCGGCCCCAATCCACTGAGGCTCAACCGCTTCGGACAGAAGTTCGAGCTGACGGAAGAGCAGCTCCCGGACGTCCTCCACGAGCGAGGCATCGCGGCCATTCCGGAAGAGGCTTTCTGCGAGATCTTTCCCGAAGGGAAAGTGGATCCCAAAGCGAAGGACTTCGCCGATCAGAAAAGCCGCGCCCTCGCCGTGCTATTCGAGCTGAGGAAGCCCCCGAGCGACACACCAAAGGAGGCCGTGTAACAAAATGGCCAATCAACCGTACACTAGACTCCAGTTAAGTTTCCCGGTGATCGAGGCGACCTACGGCATCGTGCCGGCGTCGCATCCCGTGAATGCCGACTGTTGCCTGATCACGACCCTTGCGGACGACGCGAAAAACCCCGAAATCGTACGTCCCGACAAGACCGGAAGCTTCGGTGAAATCCTGGGCATCATGGGCCGGCGGTCTGCCACCTGGTCCGCCACGCTCTCTGCCGCCGGAAACGGCGTTAGGGGCGTCAAGCCGGATTGCGACGAATACCTGCAGCTCGCTTTCGGCCAGGCCTCCGTCGCGGTCGCCAGCACCTCGGTGACTTACACGATGAACGAGACGGGCTGCCCCACGGCCTCGATCTTCGACTACAACGCGCCGGGCACGGTCACCCAGTTCGTCGCTTTGGGCTGTCTCTGCAGCAAGTTCGGCGCCTCGTTCGGCGGCGACGTTCCCATGCTCACCTTCTCCGGCGAGTGCATGTGGGTATATGACACCATTCAGGCCGCGGATGCCAATACCGACGCTACCGCCAAGGGCGGCCTGGCCACTTTCCCGGCGCAGCCCACCGCTCCCGTAACCAACGGCGCGCCGCCGCAAGGCTTCTCTGGCGTCATCTCGCTCGATGGCAACACCTTCACCACGCTGCGCACCGGCTCGATCGACATGACCCTGGCCCGCGAGCTGGAGAAGGACGGCTTCAGTGTGTACCCGATCGCGCCCGGCGCCGGATTGTACTCCGTCTCTTTCTCGTGCGAACTCTATGACGATGACTCGACCATCCTGAACACTCTCAAAACGGCTGCGACGGATCCGCTGGGCCCGGTCATCACCATCAGTTTCCAGATCGGCACGATCGCCGGCAACATCTGGACTTACACGCTGAAAAATTGCCGCGTCGTCATGCCTACCTATGACAAACAGCAGGCCCGCCGGACAGTGAAGTTCACTGGCAAGGCGCATGACACCTCGATAGGCTCGGCGGACGCTTTCGTTCTAGTGATCACTTAGGCCGGGGTGTTCGTTACCGCTGCCGGCGTTTTAGCTGGCGCGGCTGGAATGCTGGCCAAAATCAGATCCAGCTTTTGCTCGATCACATCTAGCCGTTTGCTGAGTTGGGCGTACAACTGAAGCCCCCAGTCCATCTTGGGCGGAAAGCCGGGCGAAGCCGGATCCGGCAGTTGTGCCGCGATGGTTTCTGCCGCCGCGATTTTTTCAGGTGCCACTTTTAAAGTCTACCAGCCGCAACAATATGAACTACGAATCTGGAAAAACAATAACGAAAGGGATTCCAAATGAGTTGGCTTACGAATTTATTCAAAGACGTCGGGGGTTTCTTTACCTCCTCGAAAGCAGAAGCAGCCGAGAAAGAAATAGTGGCGCTGGTGCCCGCGGCGTTAAGCATCGTACAGGACATCAACGCCATAGCGCCCAGTCGGACGCTGGCAGAAATCAACACGGTGGCCACTAAGTACGGTGTTCCGGCCATCACCGCGGTCGCCAACGATCCAACCAGCACCGGCAACGTGCTGTTGAATCTTGCGACCACAATTCTCCAGAAGAACCACGCGCCTGCGGCCTCCGTGTCTCTGCTGAACACGACGGTCCAACTGGCAGTGATCGCTGCGCAGACTTCAGCGTAAACCGATATGAATTACGAGTCGCGAAAAACGTTCACATCCACGTCCATACCCGAAGTTTCGTTCACGTTGCTCAAAATCAATGTGAAACGGAGACTCGCCTTCAATCTCCTGATGGCCAAAAAGTTCGAAGCGCTGCGTGAGATCTACAAGCGCCGCAAGCCGTTCGATGAGGCATATCAATCGGCCCTGAAAGCTGCGCGCGAGAAAGCGCGGCCGGAGATCGAGGCGCTGATGGAAGCGGAAAGCATCAGCCGCGAAGAGGCCACCAAACGCTCCAAGGTGACGCTGGAGTTTCCGGAAGACCAGCTCGAGCAGATCATGGCCATCACCCAGGAAGCGCAGGAATACGATGCCCGCGAATGCACGCCGGACATGGTGAAGTTCTTCCTGCAGAAGATCGAAGGCCTGGAGATCGACGGCGCGCCGGCCACGGCTGACTCACTGATCGATGCTGGGCCCGACGATCTGTATCAAGAAATAGCGCAAGGCATCTCCGGCCAGCTCGGCCTGACGAGTACGGAGAAGGAAAATTTGGAATTAGCTGGCACTTCAGAGCCTCCGGTGGGTGGACCAGCGAATCCGGAGCCGGCGGACTCACTTACGACTGTGGAGACTGTCGCGAGCGCGGCGACGACCTGACCCGCAACTGCCGCAAGTTTCACGCCGCGGACATGGATCCCGATCGCGGCCGCTGCTGGGAAGCGCGCTACACGGCCGGCAGCGGAAAGCACCAGGTGGAGTACTTCGTCGATTGCGAAACGACGGAGTGCCCGGTCGGCTTAATTTCCATAGACACCCTCCAGCTCATGCAGACAGTGGACTCCGCGCGTGTAGTTCGCGAAGGCGGCGGAGGTGTGCTTTATGGCGCGGACTCTTCGAAGTGGCCGTGCTGGTATGCGGACGCTGTCGAGGTAGTGGAACTTGCGCGCAAAGCGGAACACTACGCCGGCATGAAAGCGATCAATTCGCGGGAGTGAAATGGCAGGCTTCAAAATCACGATCAAGCGCTCCGTCCGGATCAACGCCCCGGTGGCCACACGCGCCCAGCGTCTCGCATTAGGTCAGGTCGTGTTGCAGACGGTCAGGGGCCGGATCAAATCCGCCGTGGACGCGAACGACGCGCCCGCCAAACCCCTCAGCGCCATCCGTCCGCGGCACGGGGGCACATCCTACGCTGTGCAGAAACAGATGCGGACCGGCGGCCGCGCGGTGCGTGACTGGACCCTGACGGGAGCGCTGCTAGGTTCTCTGCGAGTGAGCATCGCCACACAGAAGAGAATTGTCATCTCTCCCGCTGAGGACCAACGCGGCAAGATGGCGGGCAATCAGGCGCTCTGCGAAATGTTTGCATTCAGCCCCAAAGACGAGGCC